TTGAACCAAACTCTTCAAGTTTTGTGTGAACTACTACACCCACTTTTGAGTTCGCTATGCGCTCGCCGAGTGGGCCATTCGTGGCAACTGTGTACTTGACTTTGTTTGGTTCAAATTCTACTGCGCCTTTGATTGCTGTAAAAGGCTTGCGTGGACTGTATAGCAAGTCACCATAAACATACCCACGGAAACTTCCAGGAGTTGCTGACTTCATTAGTTCAAAGACTTCTGCCATCTCTTCGCCAAAGTCTTTGCGCCACGGTTGTTCTTCTACACCCTTGCCTGAATTTTGTATAAAGCGTGATAGGTCATCTGCGCTTGTTGACTTATTGCGTCCCCAACCATTCTTGCCTACTAGAACAAACTCGCCGTTAGGCTCACGTCCCCAATAGATAGTTGGATTGCCGTCCCACTTGATTGCAACATCGTCACTGTTAGTTCCTAGTTTGTCTAGGATGTCTGCTGCTTCTTGTGCGCCTTTAGATCCTTTAATAAACACTAGGTCTTCCAAGTGATTATACTCGCGACCTTTAAACTCTTCAGTTAGTACTGTGCGGAACTCTCCAAATCTCATCTGTTAAATGCTCCGCTTGACATTACACTACTGTTTAGCATGTTGCCACTTAGTTCTTTAATACGTGCAAGTTGCTTGTCTTCTAGTGTAGCATAACCAGTTGGTGTTTTAGACTCAGGCACTTGTTTGCCTGCTTTTTCCATTGTTTCTTTCCACGGAGCAATTAGTTCTTCGTAGTTTGGATCTTTTTTTAAGAACGCAAGCATGGTTTCAACAGTATGCGTGTCTGGTTCTTTTGCGCCTTTGCCTAATAGCAACGGTGCAATTTTATCCCATGTAGCAGCAATTACTTCATCGCCTTTAGTAGGATCAACTAATCCAAACTTAGGACTAAACTTTAGTCCACGGCCTCTTGCAATAGCCGATAGTAAGATAGCCCTGTCTGTTCCGCCGAACTGTGCTGTACCTCCGCGCTTGGCTCCGCGCTGAAAGTCCGGATTGTCAGTAAACATAAAGTCTGTTTGTACAAATCCATTTTTTTCACTACCTGCAATAGGTGTGCGGAAGTGTACTTGATCGCCTGCATCTGTGATCCAGCCGTCAGTCTTTTTACGGCCAACATTCATAATTTCTGCATCGTCGACGCCTTGACTTTTTAGCCATGCAGTTAGTTTAGCAATCAGTTGTTCTTTGCTAATCTTGTTTGCATCTGTGTTTAAGTCTAGGTCGCCTGAACTGTTCTTTTCAAACTCACCATCTGGGTCGTTCTTCTTACCAGTTGTGCCTAGCCAATCTTCTTCGTCGTATGTTAAGCCTGTGATCTTTTCAATAAAGTCAATTGAAGCCTGTACATCTTTTGTAGCAATACGCTGAGTGATGGCACCTTGCTCAGTCTTAAATATGTTGCCGCCTTCTTTAAGAATCATTTTTCTTACTCTCTATTATTCTACCCATGCTGCGTTTAAACTTACGTGGATCGTTTGATTTAATGCTGTTGATAAAACGTCTTTCTAATTCACTTGCTGTATCGACATCGTATGTAGAATGTATTCTACTTAACAAGTTAATGGCACTTTCAATAATATTATTAGCAGAAGCGTCGATAAGATGATCGCTGTCCTTGCGACCATGCACATTATTAAGTTCTTCTAGTATACTTCTTGTACGTTTTTTCATGGCATTGTGTTCCTATACTGTATTTAGTACACGTTGCATATAAATATTATCATAACGGAGGGCACTAAATGTCAATATCGAGTATGAGTTTTAAGGAAAAGTCCTTATTGTTCGCTAAGTTATCAAGCATAGCATATAATAACATCAAAGAAGCAAAGAGTCAAGCAAAGAAACTAGGCTTTACAACTACTGAGTTTTATGAAAAAGACGGTGCTCAGGCATATCGTTTCATGAACAAAGAAGACTTAGTAATTGCGTGTCGCGGAACACAACCAACTGAGTTCAATGATCTAAAGGCAGACCTAAAAGCATTGCCAGTAATGGCAGAAACAGTTGGACGAGTACATGTTGGTTTTAAAACAGAAGTAGATGACATCTGGCCTATGATTGAACAAGACATCAATCGTAAAACAAATGTAACTAAAACACTTTGGTTCTGTGGACACAGCCTAGGTGCTGCAATGGCAACTATTATGGCAAGCAGAGCAAAGCACAATATAGAACTAAACGATCCAGTTGAACTATTCACATATGGATCACCACGAGTGGGTTGGAAGAAATACTGCAATAGTCTGGATGTTGTACATCACAGATGGAGGAACAATAATGACATTGTCACTACTGTTCCTCTTGCTATTATGGGTTTCAAACATCATGGCACTCAGCATTACATTAATGCATATGGCAATGTTCGTAAGCCCACTGGATGGCAACTAGTCAAAGACAAGTGGCGCGGTATGTGGATGGGCATCAAGCAAGGCAAGATAGATAACTTTGGTGATCACTCAATGGTTGAGTATATCAAACACATCGAAGCTGATCAGGACTAATAAAATAAACTGCTAACACTCTCTTCGTTGGTTACACGACGAATTGCTTCACCAAACAAAGGCGCGACACTAACCTGTCGTGTCTTTTTGCAGTTCTTAGGACAACGGTCCGCAATGCTGTCAGTGATTACTAGTTCTTCTAGTACACTCTTCTCAACCTTCTGACATGCTTCACCTGACAGTACACCGTGTGTGATATATGCTCTAACACTCAGTGCACCTGCATCCATAATAGCCTTTGCTGCGTTGCATAATGTACCACCACTGTCAATAATGTCATCAACTAGAATAGCATGTTTTCCTTTAACGTCGCCGATCAAGTTCATAACTTCACTCTTGCCTGCTTCTGGACGCATCTTATCTACTATAGCAATGTCTGCATGGAACATGTCTGCAAACTTCCTAGCACGAACAACTCCACCTGCATCTGGGCTTACAAATACTGTGCCTTCATCTGTGCCTACATGACGCTTAATGTCTTTTGCAAATACCAAACGGCTTGTTAGGTCATCAACAGGAATATTAAAGAAGCCTTGTATCTGTCCTGCGTGTAAGTCCATTGTAAGCACTCTGTGTGCGCCTGCTGTTGTTAGCAAGTCAGCAATTAGTTTTGCTGTAATAGGCGTACGGCTTGCGCTCTTACGGTCCTGTCTAGCATAACCAAAGTAAGGAATAACTGCTGTAATTCTGCTTGCACTTGAACGCTTGGCAGCATCAATCATAATCAACAGTTCCATTAGACTGTCGTTAACTGGAGTAGCAGTTGATTGAATAATGAATACATCCTCACCGCGAATATTATCGTCAAACTCTACACTTGTTTCTCCGTCTGCAAATGTAGACACTTTGGATGGAACTAAGGTTGCAAAGGTGTTGTCTGCAATCTCTTGTGCTAGTACTGGGTTAGCATTTCCTGCGATGATTTTCATTTTCAAGTAGTATCCTTTCTTAGTTGTTTGTATACTTGTAATTATAACATCATTGTAATATAAGTCAAGAGAAAAGGCTGTGACGTCGAAACACAGCCTTCCCTTTAGTTTAGAATCCGTTTGGTACTAATACATAGTGTATCAACAATACAATAGCAAGTGATGCTGACAATCCAATCATCATTTTACCAAAGTCTCTGCCCACTAGTGGGAATACACTCTTTGTTTTCTTCTTGCCCATAAAGCTCGCGATAGCAAACTCTCGTCCGGCAAGCATACCAACAAATACCCATGTTGTACTCATAGGAATGTCATTCAACTCTTTAAAGAAGAATAAGATTGCCCAGTAAACCAAGTCAATGATTGTAGCACTGCGGATGTATCTTGTGTTGTGTTTCTCTAATATGATTTTTTGTATCTTGCCGCCGCCTTCGCGGAACATAAAAGCAAGTCCTGACACAAACACCACACTAATCAACACCATTAGTTGAATGTCAAGTTCTCTTGGTAGAAACACTGCTATGTTAGCCATGTCATGACTTAGCCAAGTAAACCACAAGAAGCCTGTTGTAATCCATTGTGCCACACGCCAATAACCTTTGTGTGCTTCGTTAACTGGTTTGCCTTCATCCAACCACCGACTAACAAAATACCAAATGCCATAAGCGGCTGTTGCTGCTACAACATAGCCCATCAGCGATTTAACCAGCATCTTTTCTAATACAAATGTACTTGCGAAAGCACTTAGTACTAGGAAGCTGGTTGATACTGGTACACCGACCCGTGTCAATAACAGTAGTACAGCCGGTGCCATTGCATGATACCATTGTACTTCTTGGAAGGGGATCTTGTTAAGTCTACCATATGAAATGTCTCCATACATATAGTAACCGTACCATAAAGTGTACAGTAGAACAGCACTTGCTGCTGCCCACATAATCTTCCAGTTGAATCTCTCATTGTTTGATGCGATCCATGTACCGAGAGTTTGTACTGAATCATTTGCTATCACAGCATATGCTGCGAATAAGAAGCCGACAAGGCTCCATAGGGTGAGTGCGTCCATTTTAGTTTTCCTTTTTGCTTGACAGCTTCAACACTGTCGCTCACATTAGGTAGGCTCGACGTTGCCTACTGATTATTTATTATAGTATCTATGTTCTAGTTCTGTCAAGCGAATGTTACGGTATGCGTTTAGTGCATAACGGCTATTTGCAAATAGCATTTGATTTTCAGTAAGTATGGCTGTACTATTGTATAAATAACAGTGTTAAAAGCGTGTTAGACAACGGTTTTGACCACACACAGACACATAGGATAGACTATGCGGATTATCCATCCGTTAAAAGCGATTGACAGTAGGAGACAGACTACTGACGAGTACCAAAGGTACTTGACGCCATGCAAAGACATGGGGTATTGCTATTCCTCAAGCATCCAAAACTATAGAAACAGGAGATCACTATGAAAAAAGTGTTTAAAGTCCTACGAGAATTGTTTGGATCTAAACCATCCTCTAAGAACGATTACCTCGTATGGGCAAAGACAGAGTATAAGAAAGATTGGCAGTTTGCTTATCAACATATGCTCGACCATAACGGAGCCGCACCGACAGTTAGGGATCTTAATCCCTGGAACGACGGCACATCAAAAATCAACAAAAACTTACATGGATGGGTATAATGACCACAGCAACTATTAGTACTTACTACTGCACATTTTGCGATGCAGTTAAAACAATCGCAATCACAGCATTTGTTGGTATGATCGCCCTGGGCGAATCAGCTGGCAGAGCAAGAGCTGCGGCAGAACTATCCCGTATGGGTATGCACGACGAAGCTAAAGCACTTATGTTAGATGGAGTAAAAAAATGAGTACACAAACACTTACACGAGTTTATTGTTCAGTATGCGATACAATTGCAAACTTCTTTAAAGGCTTCGTAACTGAAAGCAGATTTGATCCTAACTGGGATAGCAAAGGTTATAAGCAACTAAGTTCATTAAGCGATTATGAATTGCGTGACATTGGTATTACCCGTGGTGACATTGCCCACATCTGTCGTGGTGGCACTGTACACAGAGGTAGTTTCTAATGTGGAAGCGTTTTCTTAAAGCACAAGAGTACAGAGCATATTGCATGGCAATACAACAACTTCGTAATCTTGGAGAATTCAAAGCAGCAAATGACATTGCTGATTACAAACATGCGATGTACAACTAATCTGTCATAGGTTGACAGATATAATAAACGGTGTTACTATAGCATGTTGCTTTGAGTAACACCACACACACAGAAATAACACACACGGAGAATAATATGAAAAACTTAGTTAATAAGTTTAAAGAGTGCGATGGGTTCCTATGCGAACAAATCATGCTTGTCGGACTCGCGCTTGCTGTAATAGCAATCATGGGCCTATCATTAGCACAACTTGTTTAGGTTGACAGACACTAAATACTTTGCTATACTAATAGCACTACACACATACACACAGGAGAAAAAATATGTCAAAAGTAGAAACAACATACGGCGAAACCATCTTGAAGCAAACGCAAGAGATTGCAGACATGTTCAAGGCAGCAATGCCAAAAGTCACAACAAATAAAAACGGTTACGAAATCCGCACTAAGGTGTTGGAAATGGCACAGAACCAAGCGTGGCAAGACTATCATGCTAAGTTTGCTGGTTACGAAACTAGTGTTACCAAAGAAGGTGACGAAGTTGTAACCAAAGTAGAAATGCCAACTGTACC